TTAGTCGGGCACATGTGCGATAGCCTTCTTGCGGCCGGTTCCACAATTTGGCGGGGGCAGAAACTCGGACGGTGTTCGTGCCTCTGCCCACTCCTCAATTTCCCGCGTGAGCCATCCAACGCGTCGGCCTGACAATGCACGCGGCTTCGGAAACTCTTCTTGCCGGACGAGCTTGTGGATGACTGCCGGCGACAGGGAGATTGCAGCGGAGACCGATTCGATATCGAGGTAGATCGGTTTCATTGCCACGGTCATGCGGATGCTCCTTGATTCTTCGTTGCTTCATCTTTTGTGCCGGGTAGTGCGCGAGCCAGTTGCATCAGGCCGGTTTCCAGCGTGATGCCGGCGGTCGCGGCCCAGGTGCGCGCATCCTGCGCGGCTTTGTGGCGTGCAAACGATCCGACCTCGTCGGCCATCAGGTCCAGCAGCTCGACGTCGGCCGCGTGCGAGATCTCGATGACCAGCGAGCGGACCTCGGTGCGAAGGGCGTCGAGGCGCGCGAGCCTGCCTTGGCGGGTATCCGCCAAGGCTTCGTTCGTCTGGATTGCCTTTCGCCGCGCGAGCGGCGCATCGTTGTTCTGGATCGATGTTGCGGGCGTCAGCCCGCTGCTGTTCGACTGCATCGAAGCACCGTCGACGCTCGCGAGTGCGAGCGCCGGGCGCTTCTTCGCGTGTTCCCGCTTTCGCGGCAGCGGACGTGGGGTAGAAAGGGCCGGGCGCGGGGTCAATTTGTGGCTCCTTTCGGGAACGGCCATGCGGACGCCGGATCGAGGCCGGGCTTCGCTTTTCGCGCCGGGAATGCAGCGGTCAGCAGCTCCGCGTTCGACTTGATCCGACGCTTATGTTCGATGGCCGTCAGTACGTCACTGAGGTCTGGGCGTTCCCCTTTGGCGGTGGCAGCGGAGAATTCGGCGGTCATGTCGGGGTCGGGCATGGCGATGATCTCGTGCGCCCACGCGAGGATCTGCTTAAACGAGGCTTGCTCTGCCTTGGTCTGCCCGTGGACGGGTGACTTAATGGTGTCGATCAGCCGGGCAGCGCCAGAACGAATGGCCTGGACGCGCGTCCATACTGCGCGCGTTTGCGGAGATACCTTCAGAGGTTCGCTCGCAAAGCTGGTCCCGGTGTTGTATTCGATCGCGTAAATCCATGCTCCCGGACTCGGTTGCGCGATGCGAATATGAGCGAGCGGTCCCTTGATCCGACCCGATCGTTCAGGTCCGCGCACACACTCGACGGGCTTGCACCCGCCGTTCTCGTCGGGCTCCGTGATCGGCCAGACCTTTTGCGATGTGGGGTCGCCGAGTAGCTCAGTGAGCGGCAGCAGCGCTGCATGAACTGCTTCAATCGTCGGCTTTGCCAGTCGGCCAAAATTCTTGTCATGAAGCACAACCTGCAGGGCCTGCAAAAGTTGCTTTGACTGGTTCTCGCTTATCTTGGCGGGGGCGCTTTGGCGCGACGCTGCCTGCGTCGGCGCCTGCGTTTCGATCGTAGCTTCCGCGGTCGCCGAAACGGCGGCCGGAGCGGCGTTGGCGTCGGTGTCGGCTGCTGCGGGCGTTGCATGCTCGGGCGAAGGTTCCGGGGCCAGCTGCGTATCGAGCAGGGGCGCCGCTTCGAGGTACTTCTTCGTGACTTTCGTCTTGCCAGCTTCAGTCGCTTTGGCGATCCCGACGACGATGCGTTCGAGCGCTTTGTCGCCGCCGTGCAGGCGAATCTGCTCGATCGCCAGTGTGCCGGTGCATTGGCCGTCCCGTACGAGCTGATGCAGTTCTGCCGGTGCTCGCTCAAGCAAGCCGACGTCGCGGACCGTTTGGTCCGTGACATGCAAGCGCTTGCAGATCTGCGCGAGGGTCATGCCGTGGATATCGCGAAGTTCGGCGACGGCGGCAGCCAGATCGAGAGGCGACGACCGCTTGCTGTCGTTGCTGAGATAACCGTCGATCACCATTTCGGCGCGGTTGACCGTCTTGGCGTCGCGGACGACGACCGGGATCTTGCCGACGTCCTTGCCTGCATCGATCGCCTTGCCGACCGCAATGTAGCGGTGCTGCCCCTTGTACACGTAGAGCAAGTCCTTCCCGTCGACCTTCCGCGCGTAGCAGTGGAGCGGCGACCCCTTGTCGTACCCATTCTCGATGATCAGTGCGGTGAGGTGCGTAACCCACTCGGGATCAACCGGGCGAATGTTGTCGGCCGGGTCGAAGCGCAACTGATCGTAGGGGACCATCCACAGGTCTGCCTTCGTTGCGCCAGCTGCTGCGGCTGCGGCCTTGATGTTCCCGGTCGGGATCGGTGCGGTCAGATCGAGCTGTCGGGTGCGATCGTCCATTACGCAACCTCCGGTGCTGCGGTCGTACGCGGCTTGCCGGCGTTCTTCGCTTTATCGATCGCGTTCGATGCCACCACGCCCGCCGCACGCTTTGCGTCTCGCAGGCGCTTGATCGCATCGGCGCAGTCGCCTTCGCTCGGGATCGAGATCTGTTTGTGTGCGATTTCGGTGCCGTCAAGGATCAGGTACTCGGTATGCACGCTATCGGCCAAGGGGCGGCGACCGACGACGTACTTGCCGACGAGGATTGGGGTCGACGGACGGCGTGCGTTCCGGTCGTAACGCCTGATCGTGCGAAGTGAGACGGTGTCGCGACGCTCGACGTCGACGAAGGAAAGGGCTTGGGCTTTGATTCGCGGCATGGTGATCTCCATGACGCCGGGGGCGCACGCCCCGGCAAGGTCGGGGCGGCTTAAACGCTGACGTGATAAGCGGTGGTCGGAGCGACTACCGGATCGTCTTGGAACACATTCACGACGACAAACAGCAGCGCGGCGACGACGGTCCAGCGGAAGATCTTCGATTTTTCAAAGTTGCTTTGGCGGGCCGGCTCGGACGGCGTGATGCGGTGCACTTGTTCTTCGCGGAGCCAGTCGTGACGGGCTTGCGCATTCAAATCGGTCGACTTCATGGTTGTTCTCCGGTTGAGCGTCAGGTGACGCGACAACCGAATTAAACATGATGTTTAATATAGAGGCAAACATTTTGTTTACTTTTGCCTACCCCGCAGATTCCAGATATGTGTCGAGGACGTGCGCAGCCATGTCGTGACACCACGACAAGACTGCGAGCAAGTGTTGGGGATGGAGGCGGGGAGGGGGGCTGACGATCTTGCCGTAGTTGGTTACGGCAAACCGAATGTCGGTACTGAAATCGTGGCCGTCAGTAACGTGCCGTTTAGCGCGTGTGGATCGGAATGCTTCGAGGTCTACGACGTTACTTGGTCGATCTCCGCTTCGGCGTTTCATTGGTGCTGGTTTCCCCGGAACGCACGGCTGCTCTTACGGCAGCGCGTGAGTGTTTAGCGAATGACACCGCCGAAGATTGCGATATTCCCGCTTCCAGCATTCCTTCCAAAGCACTGATTAACCGTTCTGAGACCAAGCCGTTCGATGCCGCGTCAGTCAGCGCGGAAGCGAGCCGCCGCGCCCGCGTTTCTACGTCGGGCTGCGCTACGGGCGGTGTCGTGGTATGGCGCTCGTCACGATGGCCGGGGGCGATGTTACTTGAATGTAATGTTTCTTTCGTTGAGCCTTCATCGACCATGCGGCCGCCGCCCGTTTTGAGCCAGTCGGCGCGGCAACCAATCACCGACGCGGCATGGATCATGCCGGCAGCCGACATGCCACGACGCTCCCAGTTGTTGAGCAATTGGGGCGATTCGTTGAGCAGACGAGCAACATTTGCGGGGCCTTCAACGCCTTGAAGCTCCTTTGCCGCGCGATACAGGCGCTCGATGGTGTCGTGCAGTTTCCTCATGCGACAAATAGTCGGCGAAGTAAACGTGGCGTTGTTAAACGACGTGTTTGCAAATTGAATAAACATAGTGTTTAATCCGGGGATGGACAAGACCGCCCGGATTGAAGCCGACCGCATCATGATCACCCGCCTTGGTGGCCCGGCAAGGGTCGCCGAGCTTCTCGGCTATGAGAGGCATCAGGGTGGCACGCAGCGTGTTTGCAACTGGCTCGCGCGTGGGATTCCTGCAGCCGTGAAAGTCGAACGACCGGATCTCTTCCTCTCCGCTTTATCCACCGCAAATCCTACCGATGCGCATTGATGCGCAACAGGATGAAAGCGGCACATTCCCAAAGCTCCGATATGACCTGCCGATACGACAGTACCGAATGGCTGGACGTCCTCTATACGTCCGTTCGCAATACGCCCGGCGGTGTCGCCGACGCGGCGAACCACCTCACGATCCGGCGCGGTAAGAACATCACGCCGGAATCGCTTCGCCTCCGCCTGCGTGGTGTTGGCGACAGTCGCTTGTCGATGGAAATGTTCGAGCTGCTGATCGAGTGGATGCAGGAAAAGGCAGATGGCGAGGTGTACGCGCTCGACGCGCTGCATGCGTTGAACGCGCGCTTCGGGCTGGTTGCCGAACACGTCGACGACCAAGCCGCTGACGACGTCAGCGAACCCGGCACGCTGCGTCTTGTTTCGACGGCGCTGCACCTGCAGGCGCACGTTGGTCTCGTCGCTGACGACGTGACGCGTGCCTTGGCTGATCAGCGGATCGACGATCAACACGCCGAGAAGATCATCGCGACCGGCCGCAAGGGCCAGCGTCTGTTCCAGCGTTTGATTCATGCTGCTCGCAACCTCGCCGCGCGTCGCCGTCGTCGTCATGGAACGGTTTAAGCCCGGCATGGCGTGCTGCCGACCCGACCGTGAAAGGGTCGGCCTGTGCTGCTCGCGTGAACAGCAAGTGACGTGCGCTCGCACGACGCTCGCATCCCGATTCGAGTGTGCCCCCGCCGACGCGGGACGCTTGCTATCCGAACTGATCGCCACGTTCCCTGACCGCCTCGCTCCGATTCTTGCGGAAGTGAATGTAGCGGGCCGCGTGCGTTTGTTCGTTGAGCGAGCTGCGCGCCCATGCGCCGCGCTCGCAACCAAGGCGGAACGTCACGCGTTCCGCGACCAGCTTACCGATCGTCTCTGCGCGCTGGACCTTGCCGCGTTCGACGACTCCATGTCGGCCGAGTGGCGTCGACTGCGCGGCAAATAAACGGAGATCCCCGTGAACGTGAACGGAATCAGCAGCGCGTTGCGACGCGGCACATCGCACTACAGCCGCTCGCCGAGTGGGCGGCAGTCGTATGCGGCGGGGCGTGGAGCGTGGCGCAGCTTCTCTCACAAGGTCGCGCGCGACCGCCGCCTTGTCGAGCTGGATGCGGCCCGGCGTGCGAGCTAACGAGGCGCTACTTAACGATTTGTGATCTGGCCGCGACATGCGGCCAAAGTGACTTTGACAGAGGAAATTTTCAAATGGCGACACTGGATCAGATCATTCAGCAATTGCGTACGGCGGGGCATCCTGACCTGCCTGTCGGCCATCCGGTCGCGGACGGCAAACATCACCGGTACGGGCCGCGCAAGAAATACTGGTATCAGCTTCGCGAAGTCGTCAGCAAGGGTGCGGTGATCGGCTATGGCGGTACGTTCGGCCACTTCTCGGGCGACGATCCGGGCACCGAGCGATTCGAATGGAGCGGCGCACCGCTGAGCGAGGAAGTGCTCGCGGAGACGCGTCGCCGGCAGGAGGCCGCCGACCGTGAGCAGGCGGAGCGCGATGAGCGTCAGGCGAAGCTCGCCGCGAACCGCGCGCGAGATCAGTGGAACCGCGCGGCAGAGCATGGCGAGTCCGCATATCTTGAACGCAAGCGCATCACGGCCGAAGGCGTACGCTTCGACGCGGACGGCACGATCTTCGTGCCGATGTATCAGTATGGCAATGACGCTCGTCTCGTCGGCCTGCAGAAGATCACGCCAGACGGCGCGAAGCGCTTCAACAAGGGCATGGAAAAGAAGGGCGCTTCGTATCTGCTCGGCGAGGTCGGTGCAGACGACCAGATCGTGCTGGTGGCCGAAGGGTATGCAACCGCACGCGCGATCCGCATGGCGATCGGCGACGCATTCGCTGTCGATATCTGCTTCGACGCGGGCGGCATCCTCCCGGCCGTGCGCTACCTGCGTGCGACGTATCCGGATGCGCACGTGCTGATCTGCGCCGACGACGACTGGAAGATCGAGCAGCGCATGCGCGACTGGCTCGCCGACGAGTTCGCTTTCCGGGGTGAACTGGTGTTTGGCGCTGAACCGGTGCGGATCGAGGCGAAGAACACGTGGTACATGGTCGCCGCGTCACGCCGTCGTGACGACAACGGCGTGCCGTATGTCGAGTTGAGCTACGGTAACGACGTGATGCCGTTGCGCCGTAAGCGGTTCGAGAACGCGGGCCTGAAGCGTGCGTACGAGGCGGCAGCGACGGTCGCCGACGTCAGCGTCGTCTATCCGGTATTCGCCAATCGCGGCGAGCGCAAGCTGACCGATTTCAACGACCTGCACGTCGAAGAGGGCATCGATCCTGTCCAGGCGCAGGTGCAGGCGGCAATCTTGCGCGTCATCGCACCAGCGAACGAAGAGATCTGGCCGGCGACGGTCGCCATGTCGACCGCGGACGCCACGCAGACGAAGCCCGCCGCGACGTCCGCTGCCGCGAAACAGGCGGAATGGGATGGCCGTGAGGCTGAGAGCGGCGCACACACGTGGGAGCAGGATCTGGCGCGGTCGGACAAGGGCAGGCTGCTGCCGACGCTTGGGAACGTGCACCTGATCCTGTCGAACCACAAGGCGTGGCAGGGCGTGATCGAGCAGGACGATTTCGGTGGTCGTGTGATGAAGCGCAAGGCGCCGCCGTTCCCGCAGGGTGTCACGGGCGAGTGGACCGACATGGACGACCAGCGCACCGTTCTCTGGTTGTCTCAGCGGTACGGCCTCGACACGCGCACCGATATCGTGATGAACGCGGTCCTGTTGGTGGCGGACGCGACGCACTTCCATGAAGTGCGCGAATACCTCGAAGGGCTGAAATGGGACGGCGTGTCGCGCGTACGATCGATGCCGTCGACATGCCTGCGTGTCGCCGACAGCGAGTATGTGCAGCTCGCGTTCACGAAGTGGATGATCGCGGCCGTCGCGCGCGTGATGGAGCCGGGCTGCAAGGTCGACAACGTCCTGATCCTCGAAGGCAAGCAGGGGCACCGCAAATCGACGGCGCTGAAGGTGTTGGCCGGCGCTCCGTGGTTCACCGACACTCCGATCCAGATCGGCAACAAAGACACGTACGCGGTGCTGGCCGGTAAGTGGGTGATCGAGCTGGCCGAGCTGGACTCGTTGAACAAGGCCGACTCGTCGGCTGTGAAGAGCTTCTTCGCGACGGCCGTCGATCGGTTCCGCAACTTCTACGGCAAGCGTGCGACCGACGTCCCGCGTCAGTGCGTGTTCGCTGGCTCGGTCAACTTCGACACGTACCTGAAGGACGAGTCGGGCAACCGGCGTTACTGGCCGCTGCGTGTCGGCGGTCTGGTCGACATTGACGGCATCGTGGCCGTTCGTGAACAGCTCTGGGCGGAAGCCGTACACCTGTATCGCTCGGGCGTCGTGTGGCACGTTGAAGAGCATGAGCGCCCGCTGTTCGAGATCGAGCAGGCGGAGCGCTACGAAGGCGACGTGTACGAAGACAAGATCGCCAAGGCCCTGGAGTTCGTGTCGCGCACGACGATGGAAGAGATCCTTGCGGACATTCTGAAGCTCGATACGTCGAAGTGGACGCTGGCAGAGCAGCGCCGTATCGGCAAGGCGTTGAAGTCACTCGGGTGGGTACGCAAGCGCGAGTCGACCGGATCGCGGGGTTGGTACTACGTGAAGGAAGAGCAGCAGCCGGAAGTGGAGCGCGAACTGGTCGCAGCGGGTGATGACGACAGTCCGCTGTGATCGTGTGGCGCGCCATGGGATCAGTCACGGCCGGCCATTGGGTTGGTCATGGCCGGCCGTGACGTCCCGTGTCCCAACGTCCCAAGGCGTTGCCTCGTGTGCGGGTGCGCAGCGCGACATGCGCGACGTGAGCGGCGCATGTCGCGCATGTCGCAGGCGCGCACCCCCACAAGCCTTTTCCCTTGGGACATTGGGACATTAGGACGAATAGGAGAGAGTGATGATCGATTTGAAAGAGCGGGTGGGCGTTGCAATGAGCGTTCGTGGTCAGTTCACCGACCCGATTGCCGATCCTAAAGTTACTTTGGGCGCGCTCGCCTTTGCGAACGATCTCGGGAGCTTGCTGGCCCGAATCAAGGCAGGGCCGCTGCCGACGCCTGCGATGATTCGACGTGCAACGTTGCTGTTGGCGCAGATGATCCGGACGTCGGGCCGATTCAAGCGTGCGCGGTTCACGGGCCTGTCGCGCGACGAGCGCCGCGATCAACGTGCGGGGCACGCTGTCGAGCGTTCGAAAGTCGACATCGTCGAGCGGTTCGCGCTGCGGTTGCTGGACGAGTGGGTGAACGACCAGTGTGTCGAGTGCGAGGGGCGTGGCGTCGTACGTCGCGCGCGTGCCGTCACGACGTCAACGCACGCGTGTGATGTATGCGGGGGCAGTGGAAAGGTGTGTGTATCGGAGGAGCGTATCCCGTTCTTCGAGGGGCGTAACGGACCGCTGGTCTTTCGGGAATACGAACCATGCGACGACTGCGGCGGGATGGGGCGGATTGCGGCGTCGCCGACTTCGGATTCGAAGGGCCGGCACATTTGCCCCTGCTGTTCCGGTTCCGGCAAGCGGCAGGTCGACGACGCTGGCCGGGCGCACGCGCTCGGTGTATCGCTCGACGAGTATCGGAAGAACTGGTCGTGGCGCTTTCACGACATGCTCGCGCTGTTGGATACGGTAGATGGATCGGTGTACGACACATTGCGTCGGCAATTGCGAGGATGAAACGTATTCCATTTCAAGAGCGGATCGCTTAAACTCTGCACATCCTTTACCGCGTCACTGGATATGTGAGCGACCGCACACTCGTGTCGCAACAATCGCCCGACAGGCGTACTGAATCGCGGGAGCGCCGCGACCAACAACGATAACTGTCAGTCGGGATCTGTTGGGAGGGCGTTCGCCCTTACGAAATGAATATCGAAGCCCTGAGTGCGAAAGCTCTCAGGGCTTTTTCAGTAAATCGGGGAGGGTCTGAATGTCGCGCGAAGTCTCACCGGGTGATGGGAAGCTAGAAGACGAGACAGACCAGTCGTTGAAGATGTTGCGCGCTCTCCGTCCCAAAATCGAAAAGGATTTAATGCGCTTCTACGAAGCGTACAAGCGACGCAGTGCCGACGGCGATCACACGCTCCTCAAGATTGAGTTGCAGATCACCATGTTTCAGTACGAGGTGGTGCGCGAGTTGGAGCTGTTGTTTGCGCATGGTGCGAAGGGGTTCGCCTTCGCTGTTGCTGCCAAGGGCTTGGTCCATCGCCTAGTGGAGTTTGAGAAGCATCTAGGGGAGGTCACGATTCCCGCGATGCTGGAAGTGGCGCAAGCCAAGGGTGCCGTGAGATTTGAGAGCCGAGTGCGTGAGCTTCAAAGAGAGGAGCGACCGGCTCTAGCGGTTATACGAAATTGGCGAAAGCTGCGGAACAAGGCGACTGGTCATTACGATCAGGATCTTGACTTGGTCGTCGAGTTGCTTGAGGGCATTGACTACGACGAGATTAGAGACGCAGCGCATGCGTTCCTGGTATTCATGCTCAACGTATTGGTCGTTCTTCGGGTCGCTATAACCGAAGCAAAGTAAGTTCTGGAAATGTAATTATCAAAGCCCTGAGTGCGAAAGCCCTCGGGGCTTTTTGTATTGGGGCGCTGAAATGCGAATCGAGTCGACGAGCGCCGGGCCGAGCGAGGTCTGGTCGACGTGGGATGAAGATCGAAGCATGGGGCGCGTTACCGCGCGGTGCTTCGTGTTTGACGATGCGATGGACCGCGTCGTGTGGGCGATGGACCGAGCGGGCGACGGCGCGACTGCCGATGTCGCGGTCGGTGCGGGTCTGCCTACATTTTGAGCAGGCGGGGACCCTCTGGGCATCGCCATACGCGGGGGCTCGCACCCGCGTTTTTTCTCTACTGGCGAGTTTCCATAGGGGGTCATATTCATGCCGACTCAGCAGCAGATCGCCGAGCACCTGGACCTAGATCAGTCGGCCGTTTCGAGGTTCGTCGACAAGGTTCGGCTCGAATACCGCGAGACGTCGATCGATGAGATCCGCGTCGCATATATCAGGCACCTGCGCGAGATCGCTGCGGGCCGCGCGAGCGGAACCGGCATCGATCTTGTCGCCGAGCGTGCGAAGACCGAGATTGTCGATCGTGAGATCAAGCTGCTGACGCTGGCCGAGAAGAAGGGGCAGCTCGTCAACGCGGCGCAACTCGAACAGGCGTACGGCCTGATGGTCGGCGCATTTCAAACGGAGCTGCTTTCGCTGTCCGACAAGCTGGTGCAGGAACTGCACACGCTATACGGCGTCGGGGTAGACGTCGAATGGTTGAATGAGCACATATATGGATGCCTTGAGCAGCTTTCTGAATACGACCCAGACAGTCAACGCAGTGATTCGCCGGATCGCGAAGATGCTGCGTCCGCCGGAGCGGATTGGGACGACGGAATGGGCGCGCAAACATCGTAGGTTGAGCGCGAAGGGATCGGCCAGCCCCGGCCGGTACAACCCGAACATCACGCCGTGGGTGTTCGGCATGCACGAAGCGCTGGACGATCCGACCGTGCAGAAGGTCGTGTGCATGAAATCGGCGCAGGTCGCGTGGACGGACGGCGTGCTGCTGAACTACATCGGTAAGCGGATCGACGTCGATCCGTGTCCGATGATCGTCATGTTCCCGAAAGAGAAGACGGCGAAGAAGTTCAACCTGGAGAAGTTCGAGCCGATGGTCGAGGTGACGCCTCGCCTGTCGGCAAAGCTACCGGTGCACGCGGCACGTGACAAAAACAACTTGTGGGATCACAAGACGTTCGCGCGCGGCTTCCTGAAGTTCATCACGTCGAACGCGCCGGACGACGTGAAGTCGACGCCGGCCCCGGTCGTCGCGGTCGAGGAGCCGGACGACGCGAACACGAACGTGCGCGAGCAAGGCGACTCGATCACCCTGCTGGAGGAGCGGAACAAAAGCTATTCCGATCGGCGACGCAAGATGATCTTGGGCGGCACGCCGACCGTCGACGGCCTGTCACGTATCCAGCAGGGCTATGCGGCGTCGGATCAGCGCGTGTATCTGGTGCCGTGCTCCGATTGCGACGAAGAGCACGAACTGGCGTGGGAAAACGTCACCTGGAGCGAAGGCGCCGAAGTCGAGCATGAGGTCTACGGCCGCGCACAACCGGAGACGGCCCGGTACACCTGTCCGCATTGCGGCTCGCTGTGGGACGACGCGACGCGCATCCGCGCTGTTCGTCGTGGGCGATGGGTCGCGACGGCACCGTTCCACGGCGTTGCCGGCTTCCGCATCAACGAGCTGGTGTCGCCGTTCCCCGGCTCGAACATGGCGGAGCTGGTCAAGAAGTGGCTGACGGCCGAGCGGGCGCTGCGCGAGGGCGACGATACGAAGATGCGTTCTTTCGTGAACAACTCTCAGGGGCGGCCGTACAAATACAAGACCGATCTGCCCGAGCTGGACGTGCTCGCGGAACGAGCGCTGCCGTACGCGGAGCTGACGGTGCCGACCGGTGGTCTGCTGTTGACGCTGGGCGTCGACGTGCAGCACGACCGCCTTGCGGTAATCGTGCGCGCATGGGGGCGCGGCGAGGAAAGTTGGCTCGTCGTATGGGGTGAGATTTACGGCAATGTGACCGATCAGCAGCAAGACCCGATGACGGGTGGTGTATGGGGCGCGCTGACGACGATGCTTACGCACTCGTACCGGCACGAGAATGGCTGGCAACTCCGCGTACGCGCAACGTCGATCGATTCGTCGGACGGCGCGACGTCGGACGCGGTATACAAGTATGTGCGTGCTGCGCAGAAGGCCGGTCATAACGTCATGGCCGCCAAGGGCAGCAGCGAAGCCGATGCCGAGATTTTCAGCGTGCCGAAGGCGTCGATCGACTCGACGCGCAACAACAGCAAGGCGGCGAAGTACGGTCTGCGGCCGTATATGGTCGGCGTGAGCCGGGCGAAGGATCTGATCCTCGAAAACCGGCTCAAGCTCGACGGCAACGGGCCGGGCCGGATGCACTGGTATAGCGGCGTGCGCAGCGATTACCTGTCGCAGCTTACGGCCGAGGTAAAGGTGCCGGGGCCACGTGGCGGTAAGCGCGTGTGGAAGAAGATCAGCCAGAGAAACGAGGCGCTGGACTGCGAAGGGTACGCCATGCACGCGGCCCGCAGCCTGAAGGTGCACCTGATGACCGAGGCGCACTGGCAGGTCGAGCAACATCGCGCGTCGCAGGTCTCGCTGTTCGATGCGGTTCCGGTGCTGGAGACGCTGCCTACCGTGATGCCGGACGATGTGCTTCCCGATCCGCCGGCCGAAGAGGTCGTTACCGAGACTCCGCGGCCGTCGCCGCCAGTAGTAAAACCCGCCGAAACCCCGCCCCCGAGCGGGGTTTCGCGCATTCAGGGCCGTCGTGTTGGTCGGTCGACATACCTGAAGCGCCGCTAAACGAGGGAATGGCATGGCATACACAAAGCAGGATCTGCAAAACATCCAGTCGGCAATCGCGAAGGGCGAGCTGGAAGTCCAGTATGCCGACCGGCGCGTGAAATATCGCTCGATCGGTGAACTGCGCGAAGCACGCACCGAGATCATTCGCGACCTGAACGGCGCTGCCAGACGCTCGTCGATCGTCCGGATTCGCCACGCGGGCAAGGGGGTGCGATGAAGCCGGATTATCGGTCACTCGCGCAGCGCGGATTCATGGTGCCGACGCGGCTGAAAGCGGCGGCCTACGAGTCAGCGAGCACGGCGGGCGCGCGAGCGAAGTCCTGGCGGGCGTCGGGCGCGGGACCGAATGCGGCGGTGGCGCAAAACCTGCCGCTGTTGCGCTCGCGTGCTCGCGACGCGATCCGAAACGATCCGTGGGCGAAGACGGCGATCGCGCGGCTCGTATCGAACACGATCGGGAACGGCATCCGAGCGCACCCGCAGCATCCGAACGATGCGGTGCGCAAGATGCAAAAGCAACTTTGGGAGGATAGCTGCGAGGAGATCGACGCGGACGATCTGTTCGATATGGCTGGCGTGCAGACGCTCTCCGCACGTGCGTTCTTTAGTGATGGCGAGGTGCTGGTGCGTCGCCAGTTCCGCAGTCCGACCGAGGGCTTGGCGGTCCCGATGCAGATCCGCCTTCTCGAAGGCGATCTGCTGCCGATGGAGAAGAACGAGATCGTGCCGGGCGGGGGCGAGATCATCAATGGGATCGAGTTCGATGCGGATGGTCGACGCGTTGCGTATCACCTGCTGAAGCGGCATCCCGGCGAGTACGGGCGCGCGTCGACGACCAACAGGCAGACCGTGCGTGTGCCGGCCGATGAGATCGCGCACGTTTTTCTCGCGCTTCGCCCCGGCCAGGTGCGCGGCGTCCCGGAACTGTCGACCGTGCTGTTGCGCCTCAAGTCGCTGGACAACTTCGATGACGCGGTGCTGTTCAGGCAGGAGGTCAGCAACCTGTTTGCCGGGTTCATCACGAAGCCGCCGACCGAGCCGGGTTATCCGGGAGATCCGGTCACGGGCGGCGATATGCAGTACGACGTCGACGGCTTCTCGCCGGTCGTGTCGCTCGAACCGGGGAGCATGCAGGAGCTGGCTCCGGGTGAAAGCGTCACGTTTGCAGAGCCGCCGGGCGCAGGGACCGACTACGGGCCGTTCATGCGTCAGCAACTGATGGCGGCTGCGGCTTCGGTCGGCATGCCGTACGAAGTCATGACGGGCGATCTGCGAGACGTGAGCGATCGCGTGCTACGGGTGATCTTGAACGAGTTCCGTCGTTCGATCGAGCAGATCCAGTGGAACGTGTTCATTCATCAGTTTTGCCGGAAGGTCTGGCGCTGGTGGGTCGACGCTTGCGCGTTGTCCGGCGCGATGCCGATGCCGGACTACTACCGACGCCGACGCGACTATCTGCGGGTGCGGTGGGTGCCGCAGGGCTGGCCGTATATCCATCCGGTGCAGGACGTCACGGCGAAGCGGATGGAGATCCGCTCCGGGCTGGCGAGTCGGACGGGGGCGGTGTTGTCGCGTGGCGATGATCCGGAGCAGGTCGACATCGAGAACTCGGACGATCTCGCGCGCGAGCGCCGGCTCGGGATTCGATATGACACGCTCGATCCGGTCGACGGAGCGGGCGAACCATCTAATGGGTAGGGCGAATGAAAGGGAAGAAGCGGTGGTGGGACATCCGCGCGCAAGCGAACGCAGCGGGCGGCAGCGAGGTCGAGATCCGGATTTATGGCGACATCGGATTCTGGGGCACCGATGCCGATCTGTTTGCCGCGAAGCTCGACGAAGTTGCGTCGACCGCGACGTCGATCGTCGTCGCGATCAACTCGATGGGTGGCGACGTGTTCGATGCGCTCGCGATCTACAACTCGGTGCGTCGGTATGCCGGCAAGGTAAAGGGACGCGTCGACGGCGTTGCCGCGTCGGCCGCGTCGCTGATCCTGATGGCGTGCGACACGATCGAGATGCCGTCGAACGCGCGGCTGATGATCCACAACCCGCACACGGTCGCGGCCGGCGAGGCGGGCGATCTGCGCAAGCTCGCTGATCTGCTGGAAAGCATGTCGGACAGCATGCTGGCGGCCTACGTTGAACGTAGCGGCCGAACCGAAGACGAGGTCCGCGCGATCATGGATGCCGAGACGTGGCTCACGGCCGCGCAGGCGAAGGAGCAAGGTTTCTGCGACGCGATTGTCGATCCGATCCGCATCGCCGCATACGCGGGCGCAGCGCGGATCGCTGCGCGCTATGCGGCGGTGCCTGCGGAAATCGTGGCGGTACTGGAGGGCGACGGCGAGGTGCCGCCGGCCGATCCGCCGGTCGATCCTTCGCCGCAACCGCCGCAACCGCCGGCAACGCCGGACGTCACGGCGCTGGCGGCGCATGTGTACGCGACGTGTCGCGACGCTCGCATTGAACACTGCGCCGAAGGCATCGTGCTGGCGACCGGCCTTCGCGATCGGGCGACTGTCGACGCGGCGATCCGCAGCGCGCAGGACATCGCCGGAATCTGTCTGGCCGCGAGCCTGACCGAACTGACGGCCGGCTTCGTTGCAGACGGCCTGTCGGCAGATCAGGTGCGCGCGCGGTTGTTCGAGCGCGTGACGGCGTCGCAGAAGCCGATCAATCATCGTGCTGCCCCGGTTGCGCCGCAAGACGCGCCCGTGGTCGCGAATGCGCCGCGTGCGGCGTCCATCTACGCGGCTCGCAAGAGCGGCAAGTAACTTTGACGTAACCCGAGGAGGGGAAAACTCATGTCGAACTGGAAGGTACAGGGCGTTCTGACGGCCGCATTTCTCGTGTCGGAGGGCAACGGGCAGATCTCGCGCGAGCACATCATCGTCAAGGCCGGCCCGGCACTGCCGGCCGGGCAACTGCTCGGTGTGACGAGTACCGGCGAATATGCGCCGTACGACAACGCGGCAAACGACGGTTCGGAAGTCGCCGCTGCAATCCTCTATGCGCCGCTGGCAGCGTCCGAAGCGCCGCGACCGGCGACGGGTGTCGTCCGGCTCGCGGAAGTCGCTGGCGGACTGCTGACGGGTCTCGATGCGGCCGGTCGCGGTGATCTCGCCGAGCGCCACGTGATCGTTCGCTGATCACATCACACCCCATTCAAGGCCACGCCGACCGCGTGGCCTTTTTTGTATCCATTTTCATGTCGGAGGTTGTATGGCGGATATCGCCCTGTTTCAAGACGATGCGTTCTCGCTGTCGTCCCTGAGTGCTGCGATCAACGAGCAGCCGTATGTTCCCGGCCGTATCGGCACGCTCGGGCTGTTCGAAGAGGACGGCATCACGACGACGACGATCCAGATCGAACGCGACGGCGATACGCTCGCGCTCGTTGCGGCCGGCGAGCGCGGTTCGCCGGCCGCCGTTGTGGGCGGCAGCCAGCGCGGCATGATTCCGATCAACGCCGTGCACCTGCCGCAGCGTGCGGTGATCAAGGCGGACGAGATCCAGAATCTGCGTGCGTTCGGTTCGGAGACCGAGCTGGAAGCGCTGCAGACCGTCGTGAATCGCCGGCTCGCGAAGATGCGCCGCCAGCTCGACGCGACGCACGAATTCCATCGCATCGGGGCGATCAAGGGCGCGGTGCTCGATGCGGACGGTAAGCGCGTGCTGGTCGACCTGTGGAAGTACTTCGACATCGACCAGACGGTGATTCCGTTCGAGCTGGGCAAGACCGATACCGAGCTGCGCACGAAGTGTCTCGACGTGCAGGACGCGATCGAAGATGCGCTCGGCGCAACGACGTACACGGGCGTGCGCGCGCTCTGTGGTCGCGCGTTCTGGAACAAGCTGATCAGTGCGAAGTCGGTCAAGGAGACGTACCTGGCGTCCGTGATGGCAGCGCAACTGCGGGGCGACGCGCGCGACGCGTTCGACTTCGGCGGGATCACGTTCGAGCGCTATCGCGGCCGTGTCGGTGACATCGGCTATGTGGCCGACGACGAGGCGCACGCGGTTCCGGAAGGTGTTCCGGATCTCTTCATTTCGCGCTTCGCGCCGGCCGACTATGTCGAGTCGGTCAACACGACGGGCATTCCGTACTACGCGAAGCAGGAACTGATGCAGTTCGGCAAGGGTATCGAGATCGAGGCGCAGTCGAACCCGGTCCACATGTGCACGCGTCCGAAGGCGCTGATCAAGCTGAAGGCGTGACATGGCGTTCCGGGATCTGATGGCCGACGTCGACACGGCCGTGAAGCGCGATCTCGCCGACGACGACGTCACGATCGACGGCAGGCCCGTGCAGGGCATGTTCGCTGCCCCGTGGCTCGGTCCGGATCTCGGAACGCAGCGCACGAACCTCGTTGCGCCCGTTCTGCACATTACCGACAACGATGCGGCGAGCGTCCGGGAGGGCAGCATCGTCGTCGCGGCGGGCGAGCGTTTCCGCGTGGTCGAACTGCATCCCGATGGCACGGGCTGGACGATCCTGATTCTGAGGTGACGGATGGATCTGCTGAAGGTCGAGATTGATGTGAAGGGGGCGCTCGAAGCGCTCGCGGGCCTGCCGCCTGCAGCGATGCAGGCGGCATGGCGTCGGACGCTGCGCAAGACGGGTGCATGGATCAGGAGCCAGACCGCGAAGGAGGTCAGCGGGGCGACGGGCATCCAGCAGAAGCTGCTGCGGCAGCGGATGTACTTCTTCATGCGGTCGCTCGATGCAGGGAAGGTGTGGCTCGGGCTGAACCCGATCGAGGCGCATCGTCTCGGCGCAGCCCGTCGCACGAAGAAGGGCATCCGGGCCGGCAGATCGCTGTTTGAGGGGGCGTGGCGCAAGACGAAGGCGCAGCCGGACGGGCCGATCTACCGGAGAACTGGCAAGGAACGCACGCCGTTCGAGGTCGTGACGGTCGAATGGTCGCAGACCGGCGATCCGGCATTTCGTCGGGCGGCACGCGCGTGCGAGGTGCGGCTGATGACGGTGCTGCGGCAAGAGGTCAACTACGAAATCCAGAAGGCGGCGAATCGTGCTCGATAGCCTGAAGCAACTACATGACGGTATCGAGGCCGGCCTGCGTGCGCGCCTGCCGGATCTCGATCGCATCCATGCGTATCCGAAGATCGGCAAGTCGATCGAAACGCCGTTCGTCGCGATCGAGCTGGCGGAGCTGGAGCCGGGACACGACGACGGCACGGGCCGTGTGCCGCTGGTCGCGCGTATGCAGGCCCGCGTGATCGTGGACCCGCTGGTGCCCGATGCGGAGCTGCAAGTGCGCGAGCTGTCCGCACGCGTGCTGCAAACGGTGCACGGGACGACATGGGGGCTGCCCATGACGCCGGGGAAGCAGGTCGGATCGGCCGGCGAAGACCCGTTCCGGCCCGAGCTGGACACGTATCTCGTCTGGCTGATCGAATGGGTGCACGAATTCGACCTGGGCGACGCGTACGAGCCGCCGACGAAGGGGCGTGCGGTGTTGTGGGGCGTCGATCCCAACACCGGGCCTGTGCACAAGGACGAATACTGGAATCCGGCGAATCTGGCGTGGGGGATCGTGTGAGCGACTTCGAGCTTGGCGAGATGGATCGCCGTATGGCTTGCCTGACGCAGTCGGCTATCGTCGAGGCTGTCACATACGACCCGCCGCGCGTGAAGGTGCGTATCGGCGATTGGGTGAGCGACTGGCTCAAGTGGCAGGCGGGTGCGGCCGGCAAGGTCCGGCAGTGGCGTCCGCCGTCCGTCGACGAGGAGGTCGCGTTGTGGGCACCGTCCGGGGATCTTGCGGGTGCGTACGTTGCGCCCGGCTACTACACGGAGCAGCACGGCGGGTCAGGCCGGTCCAGTCCCGACGAGACCGCGACCGACTTCCCGGACGGCGCGTTCGAACAGTACAACCATGCGATCCATGAATATGTGCTGTCGGTGCCGGCGGGTGGTCGGATCGTGTTTCGCATCGGCGGGACGGAGTTCGAGCTGCAGGCGGACGGCGCGACCCTGCGCAGTGCGAAGCTGCTCGCGGACATTCCGGACTCGACGTTCACGGGCAACACGACGACCGAGCAAATGCTCACGTTCAACGGCGGCATGCAGGGCAAGCCGGGTGAGGGCGGTGGTGTCGCGATGAAGATCGCGGGTGGCGCTGAATATACCGAGGACGTCGTGGCGGGCGGTAGGTCACTCACGAAGCACAGGCACCGTGAGCAAGGCGATGGCGAGCTGGTTGGCCCGCCAGTGTGAACGTATCAAAGTGACTTTGAACCCCGCCCCATGCGGGGTTTTTCGTTTGTGGGGGGGGTAATGGCGAAAGATGCACAGCAAGGCGGGGCAACGGCACCCGTGACGTTCATCGATACCGAGTTCCGCAGTCGCGTGATCGTGTTCCCGGACGGCTCGCACGTTGCCGTGCTGGCAGGCAAAACGGAAGTGACGGAGCCTGAGCACATCACGTATCTCGAATCGCGCGAGTGCTTCAAGCGTATTCCGACGAAGGCGCAGTGATGGTCGCGCTGGTCGGTATGTGTCGCCGTACGGGCCGACTGATCGGCGGTCTCGATCATCTTGTGCAGAGCATCGCGGACATCCTGAGCACGCGCAAGGGAACCCGTCGTGAGCGGCCCGATTACGGCTCGGATCTCCCTGCGATGGTCGACTTGCCCGTCACGCGCGGATGGATCTCGGCCGCGCAGGCCGAAGCCGCACGTGCAATCGGACGGTGGGAGCCGCGCATCGCATTGGATAGCGTGAAGGCGCTGTCTGTCGTGGACGGCAAAGTAACTTTTCGGATCGCCGGCCGGTACAGCGGCGATGACGTTGTTTTCGAGGTGACGATATGACAGTGATCGATCTGTCGGCGCTTGATCCGCCGGATCTCGTCGAAACGCTCGACTTCGAGGAGCTGTACCAGCGCAAGCTGGAGCACTTCAAGAGCATTTATCCGGATTGGTCGGCGGCGCTCGAATCCGATCCCGTCGTCAAGCTGCTGGAGCTGGCCGCGTACGAGGACGTGCGTTTTCGGGCGCGCGTGAACGATGCGGGCCGTGCCGTGTTGCTTGCATACGCAACGGGCGCGGATCTCGAACACCTCGCGGCGCTCTGGAACCTGAAGAAAGAGATCGTTGACCCCGGTGATCCGGAGGCACATCCACCGATTCCTGTCACGTACGAGCGCGACGAGCGGCTTCGGTTGCGTACGCAGATGGGCATCGAGCGCGCATCGACGGCGGGTCCGTTCGGCGCGTATCGGTCGCTGGCGATGGATGCATCGGCGGATGTTGCCGACGTGCGCGTCGATCGACCGGAGGGTGGTGTCGTGCGTGTCGTGGTGAAGTCGTACTCGAACGGTGGCGTTGCAAGCGCTGCGCTGCTCGACACGGTCCGCCGGGCACTCTCACCCGAAGATCGTCGGCCGCTGAATGACACGCTGCTGGTTATGCCGGCCCGACCGGTGGAATACGTGATCGTCGCTGATGTGTACATCGGGCGCGGGCCAGATCCGGGCGTCGTGCTTGCTGCGCGGCGGCAGGATCTCGATATCGCGATCGCTGCGGGGGAAGCGCTGCGGGTTGGTATGCCGCGCTCGGCCGTGACGGGGGCGCTGCATCCCAAGGCGTCTGGGGTCGTACGGGTCGACTTGAAGGCCCCCGCGGCTGACGTGGTGTGTGCAATCGACGAGTTCGCACGGTGTACGTCGATTGTGCTCAATCCGAAGGTGAACGATGACGACTGAAGCATTGCTGCCGACGAACCAGACGACTTTGGAAGCGGCGCTCGCGCAGGTCATGCGGCCTACCGTCGATCCGAACGTGATCCGCACGCTCTGGGATGCGGATCGTTGCCCGGCTGCATTCTTGCCGTGGCTCGCGTGGTCGCTCGCGGTCGACGGATGGGAGCTGGCTGAGTCCGAAGACGCACGACGTGCGCTGATCAAGTCTTCTCTGGCGATCTACCAAAAGAAGGGAACGCCGTGGGCGATCCGCGAGATCGTTCGCCGTCTCGGCTTTGGCGAGGTCGACATTCAAGAGGGGCGGCAGATCAAGCGCCGTGACGGCTCGGCGAAGCGCGACGGTCGGTATCTGCATGGCGGGTCGACTGCATGGGCCGAGTACATCGTGAAGCTGCGGCGACCGGTGACGCGGGATCAGGGCGAAAACCTGAAGCGGGCGATCGAGCGTTACGCGCCGGCTCGTAGCCGGCTCGCTTGGCTCGACTTTTCTGAGGTTGCGATCCGACACAACGGTGTCGCGACGCGCAACGGTCAATTTACGCGAGGGGTGATCGGTACATGGCCAATCTGAAAGAAGAAAGTAAGTGGGAGGACGGCGTCTATCAGTTCGAGACGTCGGACCCCGTGCAAGGCGGTCCCGATGGGGTCGACAACGTACCGACCAAGCAACTTGCGAATCGGACGCGGCACCTCAAAGACCGGGCGGACGCTGCCGACAAGGTTGTCGGGGGGCTCGGCAGTGGCAAGCTGGACAAGTCGGGTGGTTCGATGTCGGGTGCGCTGCTCGCGAAACCTGGCGCAATTGCCGGCAACAATCCGAAGAATGTCGGCATCGCGTTCGATGGCGATGCCGATACCGGAATGTTTTCACCGTCGGAAGGCTATCTGCAGCTCGGCGCGAATGGGGTGCCGTATCTGGCGATGCAAGGTGACGTCATGTCACTCGCTTCGCCCGGAATCATGCTGTTCAACTCCGGCGGTGCGGAACGCGCTCGGCTCACGCGGGATGGTCGATGGTTGTTCGGCGCGGCAACCGATAACGGCCGCGATGGGCTGCAGGTCGCGCTACGTGCTTCGTTCGCGAACGGCATTTGTGCGACCGGCATGGACGTGCCCGATGGAGGGCAAGTTCGCGCGACCAGTTCGCAGTACGGTGCGATGTTGCGCGTCGACGACTTCACAGCGTACTGGCTGCAGACGAAGAAGGGCGATTCGCTGGGGAGTTGGAATGACTATCGACCGTTTTCGTGGACGCTTGGCACGGGGGCGGTGAGCATCGACGGTACGGGAGCAGGGACGTATTTCGGCGGATCGATCGACATGGGGGGCGATCTGAAGGTGCGGCCAGCCTCGGACGAGGGCCGGGTGTACTTGGGGCAGAGCAACGGGTACTTCTTTGCGAGTGCTGGCCGTGCAGGATGGTTCTCGGAGAGCCGGGGATCGTTTCAGTATCACTTCGGCGAACGCGTCTTGAAGGTCAACGACAAAGTTGTCTGGAGCGAAGGCAACCTCACGCCGCTTGACGTGAACAACGGGGGGACGCTCAAGGGTGCGCTTTGGCTCGCTGCTGGTGCTCGGATTGTTCTGTCGGAGGGCACCCCGCAGAATCCGTCGCTGACGTTTGACAAAGACGGTACGACGGATACGGGGCTGTACCACATCGCGGACGGCGCGTTCGGTGTCGCCTGCAATGGGGTCGTGACTGCTCGCTTCACGGCGGATAAGGGCACGATCTTCGATCGTCCGGTTCAGGTTCCGACGCCGGCCGCTGGAGACCGATCAAACAACGCAGCGTCGACGGCATATGTCATCGATGCGATTGCATCGGCGTCGATCGGCCAGATCGTTTTCGAAGTGCGATCAAGCGTCCGGGCCGGCTGCCTGAAGCTGGACGGGGCGCTACTCAATCGAGCCGATTATCCGCACCTCTGGGCGTATGCACAGGCAAGCGGTGCACTCGCCACAGAAAAGGATTGGGCCGCTGGTTGGTGGGGGTGCTTCTCTATCGGGGACGGGGCGACGACGTTCCGCATTCCAGAGTTTCGCGGTGAAGGTATCCGGTGTGCTGACGGTGGACGAGGCGTTGACTCCGGCCGTGGTGTCGGATCTTGGCAGGACAGCCAAAACCGGTCGCACCGGCACGACGCGAGCGCCGGCGACGGCGGCGATCACGTGCATCCGGCATGGACCGATGGGCAAGGCGCACACAGTCATCCAGTGAACGAACCGCCACATTCTCACACCGCAAGCAACGGGAGTTTGTTTCTTTCCGGTGGTGTTGGTACCCCTGCGCGTCTCGCGGTTGATCAGAATTCAAACAATTGGATCGCTGGTCAATCGACCAACGCCGTAAAAACCGGAGTCAGCGTCGGGGACGGCGGAACGCACAGCCACAGCGTCGGCATGGACTGGGCTGGCCGTCATTCGCACGCGATCAACGTTGCTGCAGACGGAGGAACGGAAGCACGCATGCGCAACGTCGCCGTGCTTGCCATGATTCGCGCATATTAATTCGTGAGGTACAGCATGCTTTGCAATCAGTACGACAGTTTGACCGGGCAGTACGTCGTGAGCTTTCTTGCCGATGTCGATCCGATGAATTCCAGCCGCTATCTGGTCCCCGCGTTCTGCACGCTCGATCCGCTTCCCGAACGTCCGCCGCGCACCTGGCCGTTTTGGCGAGATGCCAAATGGGAGATGCTGCCCGACTATCGCGGCGTGCGTCTCTATCGAACGGAGTCCGGTCTGGCGGCGGAAATTACCGTGGCGGGCGTGACGCCGGCTGACGCGGGATTGACCGATAAGCCGCGTCCGTCCGATACGCATGTTTGGCGGGACGGAGCATGGGTCGTCGATGAGAAGATCGTCGCGGACCGGGCGCGTGAGGCGGCGATGAACGACTTCTTCGCGCGGCTGGAAAATGCTCGTCAACAGAATCGCGGCAAATCGGATGCGCGGATGACGGGGCGGCTGTCGGATCTCGAAGAAGCGACGTTCGACGCATGGGCCGACTATCAGGTCGCACTGGTGAATGTAGTTGAGTCGCAGACCTTCCCGGCGAAGATCACGTGGCCGGCCGAACCCGATCCGGCCGCGATTCTCGCGAAGATCGAGAAAGCGCGAGCGGAGAAAGCCGCGCGCGAAGCTGAAGAAGCGGCGCAGCGTGAGGCGGCGCAGAAGCAGGCTGATGCGGATCACGCGACGGCCGAAGCGGAAATGCAGCGTCGGGCCGAAGGCTCGGCCGCGCCCGACGTTACGGTCGATTCGGAGCAACCGAAGGCATCCGACACGCCCGCTAAAAAGTAACTTTGCCGACGCCGCATGTGTTGCCGGCGTCGTTTCGTTTCGAGCCGCTCCGATGAGCGGCTTTTTTTATTTCCGGAGATCCGCATGGCAGCGACTTCCTTTTTTCACGGCATCACGACGACCATCGTCGACAGCGGTCCGCGCACGATCGCGGTGCCGTCGTCGTCGGTCGTCGGTATGACTGACACCTATACGCCCGGCCCCGATCTGGCGCAGCCGAATGTACCGGTACAACTGACAAGCTACGGCGAAGCGGTCCGAGCGTTCGGCGAATCGAGCGCAATTGCACGGGCAGCGCGAGCGATCTACGCGCAGAGCAGTGCGATCGTCGTCGCGGTCGGTGTGCCGGCAGCGGCTGACGCGGCCCAGCTCACGTCGGCGATCATCGGCGGTGTGTCGGCTGGCGGCGCACGTACGGGTATGCAGGCGCTGCTCGACGCGAAGTCGCGTTTCAACACGCAGCCGCGACTGCTGATCGCACCTGGGCACTCATCGAAGCAACCCGTCGCGACAGCTGCTGACTCGCTCGCCGGCAAGCTGCGCGCGATGGCCGTGATCGACGGGCCGAACGTCGACGACGAGGCAGCGATCGCGTACGCGAAGAATTTCGGCAGCAAGCGCCTGTACATGGTCGACCCCGGCGCGAAGGCATGGGACAACGCGACGAACGGTGAGATCGCGCTGCCGGCGTCGACGTACGCGGCCGGGCTGTTCTGCCAGACCGACGCGAAGATCGGCTTCTGGGCGTCGCCGTCGAACAAAGAAATCGTCGAGATCACGGGCACGGGCCGGCCGATCGAATATCTCGACGGCGACGAGACGTGCCGCGCGAACCTGCTCAACAACGCGAACATTACGACGATCATTCGCGACGGTGGGTTCCGCCTGTGGGGTAACCGCACGCTGTCGGCTGATCCGAAGTGGAAGTTCGTCACGCGCGTGCGCACGCTCGACATCGTCATGGATGCCGTGCAGGCCGGCCACAAGTGGGCAGTCGATCGCGGTATCACTGCGACGTACGTCAGTGACGTCACGGAAGGGCTGCAGGCGTTCATGCGCGACCTGAAGCGTCAGGGTGCAGTGATCAACTTCGAGGTCTACCCGGACCCGATGCTGAACACGGCGAGCCAGCTCGAAGACGGCAAGGTGTATTGGAACATCCGATTCACGGACGTCCCGCCGGCCGAAAACCCGATTTTCCGCTTCGAGGTCACGAACCAGTGGCTGACCGAAGTGCTGGATAACCAGATCTAAGGGAGGAACGATGATTCCGGAAACTCTGTACAACTGCACCGCACACGTTGACGGCCGCGGATACGCAGGTCGCGCGACGAGCGTGACGCCGCCGAAGCTGAAGATCAAGACGGACGACTTCCGCGCGGGCGGGATGGACGCGACGGTCAAGGTCGATCAGGGGATGGAAGCACTCGACGCATCGTTCGCAATGTCGACGATGGAGTACGAAGTGCTGCGCTTCTTCGGGCTTGTGGATCAGGGTGCGTTCAACGCAGTTTTTCGCGCGGTGTTCATGGATCGCAGTGGCAAGACGAAGGCCGTTGCCGTTTACATGCGCGGCATGTTGCATGAGATCGATCCGGGCGATTGGAAGCCGGGCGACAAATACGAGGCGAAATTTTCGGTGTCGTGCGACTACTACAAGCTGGAGATCGCGGGCGCGATCGTGCACGAGATCGACATCTTCGCGTGCAAGCGCGTGATCAATGGTGTTGATCAGCTCGCGGAGGTTCGTAAGGGACTCGGCATGTAAGTGCCTCGCGTTCGTCATTCGACGGACACGCAGCAAAGCTACTTTGTTCAATTAATGGCGAGCCGACGGCTCGCCATTTTCTTTTCAGGAACCGCAATGGAAAAGGTCACGGTCAAGCTCAACTATCCGATCAAGCTCAACGGTGTCGAGTGCGATAACTTCACGCTGCGTCGGCCGAAGGTGCGCGACATGCGTGGTGCACAGAAGCTCGCGCCGAACGATGCCGAGCAACAGGAGCTGATCCTGTTCGCGACGCTCGCCGACGTCGGCCCCGATGACATCGAAGAGATGGACATGGCCGATTACGAGCGAGTGCAAGACGCCTACTACTCCTTTCGACCCGTATGCAAAGATGGACCGAAAGACGCTCAAGGCGCTGGCGAAACGGCTGCTGCATGAATTTGGCATGTCGCCGACGTCGATCGACGAGATGACAGTCGACGACATGCTCTGGTGGCTGACGGATTGAGGGGGCCGGGATGGCGAAAGATTTAGCACTTGGCATCGTGATCGGCGGTGCGGTGTCGGCGACGTTCGGCAAGGCGATCACCGACACGTCATCGAAGATCGACGCGATGAAGAAGCGGGCGAACGACTCGCGGCTCTGGCAGCGCCAGATCGGCGAGACGATGCGCCTACAGGACGAGTTCCGCCGGCTGCACTCGGCCGGCGACAGCGCGGCGGAGGGTATCCGTCGCAAGCTCGACAGCAATCTGAAATCGCTGCGAGACGCTGGTATCGAGGTCGGCCGACTGGATCGCGCATACGTGCAGCTCGGCCGGACGGCTAGGGGGCTGGATCTGAAAGTGTCTGGTCGAGAGCGCTTGGCAGCCGGCCAAGAGGCCGGGCGCGGCGTGATCGGTGACGCGGTGAAGCTGACGGCGGCGGTTGCGGTGCCGGCGACGATTGCCGCGAACTATCAGGCAATCATTCGCGACATCGCGATCAAGGCCGGCATCGCGCGCACGCAGGAAGAGGCTGCAATGGGCGCGCGTATTCGACGCGATGCCGGCGCGAACGGCATCGGTCGTAACGAGCTGGCCGAAGCCGTCAACCAGATGGTCGCGGGCGGCATGGATCTCGATCGTGCGCTCAACTTCGCGCCGCTGGTTGCGAAGTTTTCGATCGGTCAGGGTGCGACGACGGTCGAGACCGCGAAGATGATCCAAGCGTTGCAGCAGAACGCCGAGATCGTCGACCCGCAGCAGATGTCGAAGGCGCTTGAAGCGATCGCGTATCTCGGCAAGGAAGGGTCGTTCGAGTCGGTCGACATGGCGCGGTGGTTCCCGGTACTGCTCGCCGAAATGAAGAAGGTCGGCATCACGGGGCAGGATTCGGTGACGCAGCTCGGGGCAATGCTCCAGGTGCAGATGAAGACGGCCGGCAGCTCGGACGAGGCGGCGAACAACCTCAAAAACTGGTTCTCGAAGATCGGCTCCGGCGAGACCGAACGCAACTATGCGAAGGCCGGCGTCGACTATCAGGGAAAGATGCGCGAGGCGATCGGCAAGGGCTGGTCGACGCTGGAGGCGTCGTTCGTGCTCGCCCGCGCATACATCGAGCGTGTCGACCCGGCCAAGGCGAAGCAGCTCGCGGCTGCTGCGAAGCAGTTCAATTCCGAAATGGACCCGGCCAAGCGTCAGACCCAGATGGCCGCGTTCGCCGAGACGATGAAGACCGGCGACCTGTTCAACGACATGCAGGTCAAGGCGGCGCTGACGGCGTACATGCAGAACGCCGAGCTGTATTCGAACCTGAAGCGCAATGCGCAGCAGGCGAGCGGTGAGATCCAGAAGGATCTGGAGGCACGTCGCGAGACGTCCAAGCAGATCTGGAGCGAGGTCGGGCAGCGATGGGACGACGCGATGCGCAGCATCGGCGACGCCCTGCGTCCCGTCACGGACCGCGTTGGCGAGGCGGCGAAGGGAGCCGGGAGCGGAATCCAGTCCGCAGCAGACAGCGCCCCGAAGGCGACGGCCGCTGTTGTCGGCATCGCCGGCACGGTGCTCGCGGTGCGCGGCGCAAAGGCACTTTGGGGCATCGGGCGCGGCTTGTTCGATATCGCGCGGGGCACGCTGCTGGCGCGTGGTGGTCGAGGGGCGGCAGGGCGGAAGGGGGCTGCGGGCGGCGCTGTCGGGCGTGCGTTGGACGCGCTTGGTGGGGCGGCCGGTGCCACTGGTGGCGTGCAGCGCGTGTTCGTCGTGAACATGCCCGGCGGTGGTGTTGATGGTGGTGGGCTTGGCGACCTGGCGGGCGGTGGGCGTGCCGGTCGAGCCGCGCGTCGTGCGGCAGCTCGGGCGGGGCGGCTCGGGAGGATCGGGCGGGTCGTCAATGCGGGACGTGCGCTCTTCGGTCGGGTTGCGCCGTGGGCAGGGAAGTTTGCCATCGCGGGGACCGTCCTGAAGTTTGGCCTTGCGGCTCGCGAAGCATACGCCGTCGCGTCGAGCACCGATACGAACGAGCGGAAGGCCTCCCGGTTCGCTGGCATCGCCGGTAGTCTTGCGGGTGGCGTGATCGGCGCGAAGGTCGGGGCGGCGATCGGATCGCTCGGCGGACCGATCGGAACGGCCGTCGTCGGCTTGCTTGGCGGGGCACTTGGGACGTTTGTAGGCGACAAGGCATTGAGCGCCATCGCTGACAAGTTGCTGGGAGGGAAGCGCGACGAGACGCCCGCGAACGCGGAAGCGGCCGCCAAGGCGGCGAAGGCTGCAGAGAGTCCGGCGGCCGATGCCCGCTTCGGGCCGCGTATCGATCAGAAGAACACGTTCGCCCCGGTCTTCAACGTGAAGATCGAAGGGAGCGATGCCGACATGGCTAACAAGTTCCTCACGCAGGTCAGTCCGCTTCTGACGCGGATGATGGAGGAGCAGCAACGCAAGGCGAACAGTCGAACGGCAATGTTCGACGCACCGCATATGTAAGGGGGCGCAATGGATGTGTTTCGACAGATCACGGGAGCAGCAACGCAGGCGGGAATCGCGACGGAGCGCGTGCGGCAGATGGTTCGCATCTTCGATCGGAACCGTGCGGCGAGCATGGCGACGGTCGACGTGCTGCAGCGTCTCGCAACCGGCAACCTGAGCAGCGCGGCCGAGCTGCTGACGGGCGCGACGAGCGCCTTGTCGGTGGCGTCGGATCTGTTTCCGCAGGTCGGCGCTGTCGTACGCAGCTTCAACGCGACGCAGGCGTCGATCGGCTCGATTCTGAAGGCCGTCGACGGATCGAGTTTCCCCCTAGTGCGGGCTGCCGCTGACAGCGTGAAGTCTGCATTGGGCGGGGCGTGGAATCAGTTCAACGCGGCGGTTGGTCTGAAAGACTCGGCGGTGCTCGACGTGATCAAGTCGACGGGCGTCGGCTCGATGCTGTCGGGTCTCGTCGACGGAGCGTCGTCGAGCACGCCGCACCTGATGACGATGACGACGGATGCCGGCGACGCGTTCCACTTCAACCTGTCGACGGCGGCACACGACAAGCTGCGTCGGGCGACGCGGTATCGCGTTGCGTCTCAGGAGCGTCTGAATCGTCAGGAGGCGCTGCAGCCGGTCAGCGAAGGGGGCGAGACGATCACGCTGTCGGGTGTCGTGTTCCCGTCGCTCGGGGCCGGCACGAAGCAGATCAGCCGGCTGCGTGCGATCGGCGGCCGGATGAAGCCCGTGCAGCTTACGACGGGCGACGGCGAAGTGCTTGGCCGCTGGCTGTTGCAGGCGATCGAGGAGGAGCAGGACGCGCTGCTCGCGGACGGCATGCCGCGCAAACAAACATTCTCGGTGGAGTTTGGCCGCTATGGCGAAGACTTTAAGAACGTCTGACGGCGACGTGCTCGACACGCTTTGCTATCGCTTCTACGGTGGGCTGCAGGGGACCGTCGAGGCGGTGTACGAAGCGAATCCGGGGCTGGCGAATCGGCCGCAGCCGTTCCCGGCCGGCGTCGAGATCCTGATGCCGGATCTCGATGCGCCGCGCGTCGAGTCGGTCCAGCTCTGGACATAGTGAGGGGCGATGGAAGCGATTTTTCAGGTCGTCGCGAACGGCTCGGACGTGACGAAGGTTATTCAGGATCGCGTGCTGGAGATCCGGGCGATGGACAAACCCGGCCTAGACGCAGACGAGTGCACGATCACGCTCGACGATCGCGATGGCCGCATCGAGTTTCCGCCGAAGGGCGCGACGTTGAAGGTGTCGATCGGATGGGAGGGGCAGGGGCTGTCGATGCTCGGCGAGTATGCCGTCGACGAAGTCGGACTGCGCGGACCGCCGGCCAGCGTCGTGATCCGGGGGAAGCCCGCGAACATGCGCGCGACGTCGAAGACGCAGCGATACGGGAGCTGGTCGAACGCGAAGCTGGCCGACATCGTCGGCGACGTCGCGCGTCGTAACAAGTTGTCGGCCGCGTGCGATGTCGACGTCGTCGTGCCGCGCATCGACCAGTTCGGCGAAAGCGATCTGCACTTCATCACGCGCGTGGCTCGGCAGTACGGTGCGACGGCGACGGTCAAGGCCGGCAAGCTGATCGTCCTGCCGCGCGGCGGCGGCAAGAGCGCGAGCGGCAAGCCGCTGCCGATCGTCACCCTCTCGCCGGGCGATCTGCTCGATTACGACATCAATTTCCCGGACCGCGCGAGCTTCGCGGCCGTTCGCACGAAGGTGCACGACCGCAAGACAGGGAAGAAGATCGACCTGACGATCCCGAATCCGGATGCGCCGCCAGGTGCGTCCGCGGTGCATACCGAACGTCATGCGTTCGCCAGTCCGGAGGCGGCGAAGGCCGGTGCGACGTCGCGCATGGCGACGCTCAACCGGCACACGTCGACGAGCCGGCTGACGATGCGCGGCCGGGCAGACCTGTCGGCGGAGAAGACGATCGCGCTGAAGGGATTCAAGACCGGTGTAGACGGCGAGTTTCTGATCGAGTCGGTCGAACACACGTTTGCATCGCGCGGGTGGATCACGGTCGTGACTTTGAACGGAGGGAACAAGGGGAAAGCGAAGGTCGGGCACAAGAAGAAGTCGGGCAAGAAAATCAATCTGGTGGTGCCGGCGCCGTAGTAACGCGTCACGCACTGTATTTGCAGGCCGCTCACGGGCAACCGGGGCGGCCTTTCTTTTTATCGGGCGAAGGGGAACCGATGCAAGACCACGAAAAATTGATTCTGGAGTTGATCGGCATGGGCGGATTGATCGGGATCGCAAAGGTGTTGGTGGGCGGGGAGCAACTGACGTTTCGGCTCGTTGCGGGACGGGCCATGTTGGGGTCCGCCACGTCGATGGTGGCCGGCATCGCGCTGCTGCAGATCCCGGATCTGCCGCCGATTGCGTTGCTCGGTCTGGGGAGTGCGCTTGGCATTGTGGGGTCGCAGTACCTCGAAGTGCTGCTGCGTCGGAATGCGAAGCGTGTGTTTGGGGGGAAGTGACGATGGCGCGAATCAGTGTGACCGCTGCGGGCGGAATGAACCGTGTTGCGTTTCTCGACACCATCGCAGTTAGTGAGATCGGCTCGCCGCTGCTCGCGAAGTCGGACGACGGTTACAACGTGCTGGTCGGGGCGACGGCATCGCGGCCGCTGCTGTTTGCGAGCTATGCCGCGCATCCGAACGTACTCAATCGACAGATCCGTGTGCCGTCGACAGCGGCGGGCCGTTATCAGATCCTCACGCGCTGGTGGCGGATCTATCAGGCGCAGATGAAGCTGCCCGACTTCGGGCCGGTGTCGCAGGACCGGTACGCGCTGCAGCAGCTCCGCGAGCACGGTGCGTTGCCGTTGATCGACGCGGGTCGGTTTCGCGAAGCGGTCGCGAAGGTGTCGAACGTGTGGGCCAGTCTGCCGGGGGCCGGCTATGGCCAGCATGAAAACGACATTGAGAAATTGCTGGCTGCGTATCGCTTGGCCGGTGGGGAGGTGACCGCATGACGTGGATCGATCCGCGCATCTGGCTGCTCGTCGTCGCCGGCGTCATTGCTGGCGCTGCCTGTGGCTATTTCAAGGGGCATCGCGATGCCGACCAATCCGCGAAGGTGGCGGATCAGGTGCGGCAGATCGATGACCTGACGAACGAACATAACGAATTTCGCCGCCGATTGGCGGCACAACAGGAGATCGCAACCGATGCTGCGAAAGACCGTGATCGTGAGGCCGCTGATGCTGCTGTTGCCGATGCTGCTGCTGACGGCCTGCGCAAGCAGGTCGCAGCACTCGTCGCCGACGCCCGGCGTGCCGGCGCTGCGGCCGGAAGCCCGGCAACCGGCAACGCCCTCGATCTGCTCGCCGACGTGTTCGGCCGGGCTGACGATCGAGCGGGAGAGCTGGCGAAGATCGCTGACGAGCGAGGCATCGCCGGCCGGCAATGCGAGCGCAGTTACGACGCGTTGATCGGCGCCGCGCAAAGCAACTTGGCGCAATAGCGCGGTGATCGGGGCCGTGCGGCCTTGAAAGAAACAGGGCGACCGGAGGACGTGCAGCAACACGACTCCCGGTCGCCTTTCCACTGTCTGAGCCAGTGAATCAGCCAAGGCCCTGCTTACCTACGTAGGCGGGCCGGATTCTACACCAAGTTTAAAAACGGCTTTCACAATGGCAAAACCCATCATTCCCTGGATCGGCGGTAAGCGCCGTCTGGCAGATCACCTCATCCCGCGTTTCCCGGCACACGACTGCTATGTCGAAGTATTCGCAGGTGGGGCTGCGTTGTACTTCATGCGTCCGCCGGCGAAGGTCGAGGTGGTCAACGACATAAACGGAGAGCTGATCAATTTGTATCGTGTTGTACAGCATCACGTCGACGAGTTCGTGCGTCAGTTCAATTGGGCGTTTACGAGTCGCGATCTGTTCGGGTGGTTGAAGCAGACCATCCCGGAAACGCTCACCGATATCCAGCGTGCTGCACGCTTCTACTACCTGCAGAAAAGTTGCTTTGGTGGGAAGCTCGAAGGACAGACGTTCGGATCGAAGACGCTGGCCGCGCCGGGGTTGAATCCCATTCGTCTCAAGGAGGAGCTATCCGTCGCGCATCAGCGGTTGGCGAATGCCTTCATCGAGCGCTTGGATTGGGCGGCTTGCATTGACCGATATGATCGGCCGCACACGCTGTTCTACCTTGATCCACCGTATTACGAAACCGAGGGCTACGGAGTGCCGTTTCCGTTCGCGGAGTACGAAAAGATGGCCGAGCGGCTGCGTCGTCTCAAAGGTCGCGCGATTGTGAGCCTCAACGATCACCCGGATATTCGACGCGTGTTCGAAGGGTTCTACATCGAGACCGTGCCGATCCAGTACACGGTCGGCGTCGAGGCCGTCGACCGTAACGAGCTGGTCATCTTCAGTTGGGATGACGCGGCGCAGCCTGTGGGGCTGTTCTGACAGAGAGTGCCGGTGCGATTTATCGTGCCGGCATTGCATCATCGGATGGCGAGGGCTGGCCGTGTCAATCGAAGCGAGCGCTGTCGATCATGCGACGGAGCTGGTCGAGCGCGAACGAGTCGGGATAACCGCTCTTCTTTAATTCCAGCTCGGCCGCGCCGACCATTTTCTCCATGAGTCGCAACGCTCGGCGGACGTGCACGACTTCCAGCACGAAGCGCTGTTCGAGCGTCAGCGCACGCCTTTTTTTGAAGTCGGCCACGCTCCACGCGTCTCGCAATTCCTCCCAGGTCAGGCGTTGAAACTCGGGTAACTTGGTTGCGGTGTCGGAGCCGGGATCTGGCTCGTCTGGAGTGTCATGGAGCCGACATTTCATGGCTTCGCGTGCGCGCCACTCATCGGAAAACGGTGCAACGGACGCACGCGGGTTCCCCATCCTGCCTGCCCGCGAGATCTCCTTACCGATCTTGATCGACAAGCGGCGCAGCGGTGCCGCGTACTTCAGCTCGTCGGCCCGTTCGAGGTACGAAATCATGCGTGTGGCATCGCCGGTAAGAGTGCTCATCTCACTTATCGTGAGTCGCAGGTGTAGCACTTCGAGAATCAGCCGATGGACGTCGGCATACGTGCACGTGCGCCACCACTGCGACATCGCGTCGAACTGCGGCGGATCGAATGGGGGCAGAATCATGATGCATGGAAAATACTGTATGGATGTACAGTTTAGCGCGGAGTAAGATGGGGCCGTCAAGTCTCAAAAATGGGGGCGGGCAGTGTGCACAAACTACAAGGCGCCAGACGAAGATCCGGGCATTAACGAGCTGAAGATTGGCATTGGCGATCTGTATCGCCGCGACCCATGGGAGCCGGATGTGTACCCGGACTATGCTGCGCCGATCGCATGGGCGGACGGTGATGGGCTTGGCGTCGTGAAGGCGGTGTTCGGCTTCTGGCCGAAATTCATGCAGCCTGAGCGTGTTGATGACAAAGGGAAGAAGCGGAAAAAGCTCGATACGGTCAATGCTCGATCGGAAACGGTCGGTGAGTCCAGGCTGTACGGCAAGGCGTGGCGAGAGGGGCAGCGCTGCCTGATTCCGGTTCGATGGGTCTACGAACCTTGCTACGAAACCGGCCGGAATGTCTGGCAGCGGATCGGGCTAACGGATTGGCGGCCGTATTGCGTTGCCGGCATCTGGCGACGCTACGACGGTGAAGATGGTCGCTCGCTGGTCGGCATGACCATGATGACCGTCAACGCGGACGGCCATGATGTGATGGGGCGTATGCACAAGCCCGGCGACGAAAAGCGATCGGTGGTCATATTGCGGCCAACGGATTACGACGAGTGGCTGCATACGACGAATGTAGAGTCCGCGCGTGCAATGCTCCAGCTCTATCCAGCGAAAGACATGGCTGCAGAGCCAAAGTAGCTTTTGATTGTGCAGAGAACGCAATAGCTGAGGTAAGGAGGGTTCGGAGAATGCCGGGGAAGATGCTGCACGACGAGATTGCGAGATCGATTAAATGGTACGCGGGGTACTCAGAGCTGGTTGACGGCGCAGTCCTTGATATGACCGTCCGCCGGCACATGGCAGGTGCTTTTCAGCATCTATGCTTCGAGCACCATTTGGCGTCACTGCGACTGGTGCAAGCCGAAATTTATGGTGCTGCGTTTGCGCTGTATCGTCCTCAATTCGATGCATTCGCGCGAGGCGCATGGGTAAGGGCTTGCGCTTCGGACGACTGGATCGATGGTTTCCGAAAGAATGAGATGCAACCGCCTAACTTCAAAGATTTGATCTCCAATCTCGAACGGGTTGAGGGGTACGAGGACGGGACGCTGAGCAATTATCGCGAAATCGCATACGGTCTACTTTGTGATTTCACGCATGGGGGCGCGGTTCAGATACGGATGCGCGTTGCCGCTGGGACAATCAAGCAGGCGTGGGCCGAGGAGCACGTCGCGGGCCTGCTCAAGTAAGCCAGTGCGCTTGCATTGATGGCGTGTATTGAGGTTGCGCGTCTCGCAGAAAGTCCCGCGATGGCAAACGAATTTGCGCACCGGCATCACCACGTCTATCAGGGGGCACGGGCGCAGTAGATCTTGATCACACTTTAGGTGAGACTACGGCCATGCGAAACCGTCGCACATTCTCGCTTCAGACGCCCGCTGATCTCTATAGAAAGCTGAACTTCGAGGCCCTTGAGCTTCACAATAATCCCCCGGCGGACCTTGAGCATCGGGCGTACGCGGTCATGAACGCTGTCACCACTGCGTGGCAAATGAAGGATTGGGTCTATGAAGCGCTGCGAGAAACGGAGGCGCTTGACCGCCTGAACGAATTTTCGGGCCGAGTCATTCGAGGGAATAGAGACTTTGGCAGGTTCTTGTGCGACAGGAGTCCTTGGATGAACGTGTGCTTTCAACTTGCCACCGCGGCCAAGCATTTTGAAGTTGGACAGGACACTGGGCTGGAGGTGATTACGACTGTCGAGTTTCAGGTTGATCCCGAGACAACTGTTCACGAACTGCGCGGGCAGGATGAAATCGTGGTGCGAACCCCCCGTAACAGTATCTCTGGGCCCGGGCTAGTACTAATGGTTGACTACATTTGGTCCCGTGCTCTTCCCCAACTTGGGCTTATGGAACCGCAAAACGCGGAGTAG